ATAGCTCAAAGAGGTACAAGCACATCTAGTGCAAGTACAGATTCATATTTTGCTTGTGATAGGTGGAGAACAAATATCAGTAGCTATGGTGCATATACTATATCTCAAAGCACAGATGTACCAACAGGATATGGTTTTGCAAGTTCATTTAAAATAGACTGTACGACAGCAGATGCCAGTCCTGCATCAGGAGACTTATTTACTTTTGAGCAAAGATGCGAAGGTCAAAATTTTCAAGTATTTAAAAAAGGAACATCAAGTGCAGAAACATTTACACTAGCATTTTGGATTAAATCAAACCTTACAGGAAACTTTACAGTTAATCTTGTAGATCAAGATAATAGTAGAAGAATAGGTTCTTTAGTAACAATATCATCTGCAAATACTTGGGAGAAAAAAGTTTTAAACTTTGCAGCAGATACGACAGGTGCATTAGGAAATGACAATGGCGATAGTTTTAGAATACAATTTTTTCTAGGTGTTGGTAGCAGTTTCACATCAGGTACATTACCAAGTGCATGGGAATCTGCAACTACAGCTAACTTTGCAGCAGGGCAAACAGCATTTATAGGAAGTAGTACATCGAATGAATTATTTATTACAGGTCTGCAATTAGAGGTAGGCACATTTGATAGCAACAGCATACCTGATTTTCAGTTTGAAGATGTAGGCACAAATTTAGCTAGATGTCAGAGGTATTTTGCTATAACACTAAGCAATGATGGTGGTGGAACTGGTAGTGGCGATGTAAATGTTGTTACTTGGAGATTTCCTGTTCAAATGAGAGCAACCCCTACAGCTACACAAGGAGGTGGCTCGGCTACATCAGGTACTAAATTTCTTGATGCAACAGCATACTCTATTTATAGAGACAGTGGAAATGAGCCAATTTTAGGTGCAGGAACAAAAGCAGACGCAGAATTATAGGAGACATTATGGTAGTAACATCAGCAAAATATGTAACAGATGATAAAAATAATAATACTTGTATTAAATCAACAATAGATAATGTTGAATGTGAAGTTCCTATGGATACAAATAACAGACACTACCAAGCTATACAAGAATGGGTAAAAGCAGGTAACACAATAGAGGAAGCAGACTAATGGCATTAGTAATTAAAGGTAGTACAAGTGGACAAATAACAGTTGATGTACCTGCTGAAGCAGGAACTCGCACACTTACTTTTCCTGCTGTATCAGGAAATATTTTAACAGATGGACAAGCATTACCTGCTATAGATGGATCTGCATTAACAGGACTTGCAGGTGGAACTATTGTTAAGATTGCAGCAGATGAAATAACAGCAGTATCAGATGGTTCAGGTGCTTTTCAAAATATAGGTTTAGAAGTTTCAATAACTCCTGCTTCAGCTTCTAATAAAATATTATTACTAACAACAGGTAGTGTAGCAACACTTGGAACAGCATTTGCGATGAAGTTTACACAAGATGGTACTGATGTAGGTATAGGAGATACCCCAGGCTCGAACACAAATAGACCAAGAGTGTCATTTAAAGGAATGTCATCTAATGGTAATCGTTCAGCAACTTTTGCAGGAAGCTGTATTTTATCACCAAACTCAACAAGTGCATTAACATACAGAGTGCAAATAGAAGCTGAAAGTCAAGGTACATGGAAATTAAATCAGTCATGGCACGCTTCTAACAGTAGTGATGTTTCACATGGTGTATCAGCGTCATACTTTTATGCAATAGAATTAGATGGCAGCAACACAACAATTAGTACATAGAGGATATTATGGATTTTATTAAAAAACCTGAGTTAGTAGATGCAATAAAAGCACTTAAACCTACCTCTACATTTAGATTAACTAACGGAGATTTTTCTACTTTAGTGTGGGGTGATACAAAAAACTCAGCACCTACAGAAAGTGAAGTAAATACTAAATTAGCTGAACTAACAACTCAGTATGAAGCAAAAGAATACCAACACAAAAGAGCAGCAGAATATCCAAGTATTCAAGAACAATTAGATGACATATATCACAATGGTGTAGATGGTTGGAAAGCAACAATCAAAGCAGTCAAAGACAAATATCCAAAGGAGTAAAGAATGGGATTAGAAACAGGAACATATATAGACAGTCTTAACAGCTCAAACCCTACAGCTTCAGATGCTGTGTCAGAGGGTGATGATCATTTAAGATTAATTAAATCGACAATTAAAGCTACATTTCCCAATCTTAGTAATGCTGTTACTTCAACACATACAGAATTAAATTTACTAGATGGGGTTACTGCAAATACTACAGAACTTAACTATGTAGATGTTGCAGCACTTGGTACTGTAGAAGCATCAAAAGCTGTTACAGCAGATGCTAACAAAGACATTACAGGTGCAAGAAACTTGACCATTACAGGTGCATTATCAGTAGGTAGTGGTCTAATAACACTAGCAGATGTTTATCCTGTGGGATCTATTTATATAAATGCAGCAGTTGCAACTAATCCTGGAACACTACTCGGTTTTGGAACATGGGCAGCATTTGGTGCAGGTCGTGTAATGGTAGGTATAAATGCAGCAGATTCAGATTTTGATACAGTAGAGGAAACTGGTGGTGCAAAAACTCATACACTTACTACATCTGAATTACCATCGCATACTCATACTACAACCCTAAGAGGTAATGGAGAAAACGAAGAAGTTGATTTTCCTGCAGCAGGTGATAGTGTAAATCCTGGTAGAACAACAACTACAAATGCTACTGGTGGTGGTTCAGCTCACAGTATTATGAACCCATACATAGTAGTATATATGTGGAAAAGGACTGCATAGATGCCTGTATTTCAAGCACCTCCTCCAAAAGGATTAATCAAAGATACTAACAATACTATTATACCTTTTGAGTTTTACTCAGAAGCATCTAATGTTAGATTTGCTGATAGTGCTGCAAAAAAGATACAAGGACACGATCAGGTATTTGGCACACCAACAGTTGCTCCATACTTTGTAATAAACTGGTCTTATGATGTAAACTCATTTTGGTTTTATGCAGGTACTGCAAAAATTTACAGACTAAGTGGCACATCGACACATACAGATTTTACAAGAGCATCAGGTGGCGATTATTCAACAAACTTGGCTACAGTAGGTAATTGGACAGGAACGATATATAATGGTCTGCCTATACTTTGTAATGGTATAGATGACCCACAAGCATTAGCTACTACAGGCGCAAGTGCATTTAGCGATTTACCAAACTGGCCCTCGAACACGACTTGTAAGACTATCAAGGCATTTGGTAATTACCTTATGGCTCTCAATCTTACAGAAAGTGGTACAAACTTACCCAATAAAGTTAGATGGGGTGATACGGCAGAAGATTTTAACTATCCATCATCTTGGACAGCAGCAGCAACGAATGATGCAGGTGCAGTAACTATAGGTGATGAAGCAGATGAGATTATAGATGGTCTTGCACTTAAAGAATCATTTATTATTTACAAAGGCAACTCAACTTGGATTGCAAACTATATAGGCGGTAATCTTGTATTCAGTTTCAAAAAGCTATTTAACGATACAGGTATATTGACCAGGAACTGTGTGCAAGAGTTTGAGGGCAGACATTTTGTTGTTACACAAGGTGATATAATTATACACAATGGGGTGTCCAAGAAATCAGTAGCAACCAATGCAGTCAAAAAACATTTATTTGATGATATAAATAGCAGTTATTACCAACTTACTTTCGTAACACATAACGTGCAAAAGTCTGAGATGTGGATATCTTATCCTAGCCTGGGTTCACAGTTTTGCAACAAAGCATTAATCTATAACTATGTGGACGGCAGTTTTACATTTAGGGATTTGCCTGACATTTATCATATAGGACCGGGTATTGTAGACCCTGGCGCTACATCTAATACCTGGAACACACAGACAGGTACATGGACTACTACAGCAGGTACTTATGGCGACAGATTGTTCAACCCTACAGAGCGAAGTATTTTGTTTGCAGGTACAAACGACACCAAACTATATCGTGGAGACTTTGGGCAACAGTTCGACAATGAGAACTTTATTACAA